CACGCTCACCCGACTGTGACCCGACCAGAATCTTGAGCGGAATACCGATAGACGCTGCAAAGCCCTGCAACGCCACATTAAAAAATTCTTCAGGTTGCGGCAGGGTAACGCCCAACGTCTTGGCCTTCATGCCCTGCAACATCAACATTGCGTCAAAGCCTTTGTTGAAGTCCTCAACCTGTTCGTTCATTTTGTCGGCCATTTCGTCAACGCCGACGCCCATACCTTTTGCCATGTCTGCGATTGATACATCCGCGTCGGTTTCCATGACTGGCGCACTCTTGGCATTTTTCCAAAAGCCCTCACCGCCCGCGCCGCTGATCTTTTCCATGTCGATCAGGTTGTTAAACCCCGGTTCAAGTATGGAACGATTGTGGATTGTCCCGTCCTTGGACCAGATCAGCACGCGGTCGGGGTGCAATTCAAAGCTGCGGTTTTTGGCCTGGCGGTCATCGTTGTCACCAACCGCCGATTCGTTAAACCAAAACATCGTTGGCTCGCCGTAGGTCGGTGACTTTTCGTCAGTGTCCCATGATGACACTGTGAGCTGACCGGCCCACGCAGGGATAATATCGACCAGCCCATCAAGCCCGCCGGGCACCGTATCAACCGGCTCAAGAAACAGTTTATCGTCGGCATAGCGCAGGATCAGACCGGAATAACCGCCGACCATCGAGCGGCGGTCTGCCTCGGCCAACTTCTGCCACAGACGTAAATCGTCAAACTTTTGCCGGATTTCACTTTCGTCATATGTTTCTTTGGCGTCCTTGTTTTCCCAAATCTCAGGGTTATCTTGCCACGTTTTGAGAATTGTCTTTTCAACGCCAGCGAACGCTATGCCGTTGCGCAAATATCGCTGGTAGGCTGCGTCAAAATCAACATGATCGGGATAGCCAAAATCTCTATTGTGGTCGTGTTTGGCGTTCTGGAAGTAACCCGGAAACATCGCACTGATGCGACGCGCTGCGTTCAAGATGCTCATCGGTTTTTCTTTCGCAGGAATATACCGGCTGATGCGCGAGGGGCCACGAGCAAGTCGAACGCACGCGTCGCGGCGTCAATCTGGTCTTTGAATTTGCCCATCGGGAATGTTGACGCCTCGTCCAAGAAATCACTGTTCCAATCGCCTGCCACAATGTCCACGTTTCCGGCCTCGACCTGTGCCGCCAGCGGCATTGCGCGCGTTTCCTTGTCGCCCGTCTCAGGGCTTGCGGTGTAACTATAACCCATCAGCGACGATTTGAGAAGATGCAAAGCCCATGATTTACCGGCAGACCCTGGGTCTTGTGGAATTGACCCTCGAACGTCTTGCCCATCCGCCGCCGCCGTGCTGCCCAGCAGCCGTTCAACACCAGCCGCGTTTACCTGATCTTTGACGACGTGGGCAATGCACAATCGGTTGTCTGGGCAGATGCCCATCTTGACGCCAGCGGTCCGTGCCGCCGACGGATCTTCAGTCGCGGCCAAGTCCCATCCCCGCACCCACCGGTAGCCCGCAGGTTCTGCCTGGATAACGCGAAAGTCTGACCGCTTGAACATGCCGCCGCCGTAAGGGACCGGCCTTTGCTGATACAATGCAGACCATGTGCGCTGCATCTTTTCAAAAGGCGCCCAATGATCGTCAGTAAACCATTCGGGCCATATATAATCACCAATTGAACGGCCAAGAGGGTCATCGGTGCGGTCACATTTGGCTGGAACGCAGATCACTTCCCAATTGTTACCGTCGCGGCATTTGATCATACCGCTTTCACCTGCCCATTTTTCAGGAAGGATTGAACCTACCAGGTCGTCTTGGTGCCATCGTGTTTGGGTTATCATCAGCGACCCACCGGGCTTGAGACGTGTCAGAATATCTTCATCATATGCGTTTTTGGTGGACTTGCGGACGGTTTCGCTGTCAGCGTCTTGCCGCCCTTTGATCGGGTCATCAATGGCGATAAAATCCGCGCGGTTGCCAGTTACGCCCGACAAAATACCGCCCCCCATAAATTCACTGCCGTTAGATAGTGCCCATTCATGGGCCGCACTGCTATCCGCGCTCAAAGTCGTGTCAAACAATTTTTGAAATGCGGGCTGTCTGACAATTGACCGCATCCGCCGGCCAAACTTGCGCGCTAGGTCTGTGCCATAACTAACCGCAATAGTCTTAAACCCTGGCCGCGCGCCCATGACCCACGTGGGGCTGACGACAGTGGCATAGGTCGATTTGGCACTACCTGGGGGCAGGAAAAGCATGGTCCGCCCGCTGTGACGCTCAATGCACCGCTGTGTGGCGGACAGGATCAACTCGTGGTGTTGGGCCAGTTCTGTTTCGGCTGGCAGGAATGTTTCGGTGTCATCATCCCCCACAGGTGCGCCAGGAACGTCAATAAATTTTGCGTAGCCTATAAGGCTTGACCGCGCCGCCCTGCGCCTCAATAATTCGCGCGCGACGTCCTTTTTTGTGATCATGGCTTGTCGAGCATTGCCGCAAGTTCATCATCGGTCATGTCGCGGGCAGTCCGTGACGGCGACATGCTCCTATCGCTGGACGACAAGTCAACCGCGCTTTTTTCAGTCCACCCCGCAACCCGACCCAACACGAATTTTGCAGCATCTAGGCTATTATCGGTCAAGCTGTCGACCAGCACTCGTACAGCATCGCCCTTCAACCTCTCACGCCCTGTCATTATTTCGTATCGAAAATGCTTGCGCAGCGTGTCGTCATGCAAATTCAGGCACCCTGCGATCTTTTCAATAGGCGTTCCTGCCATAACTGCGCGCTCAACAAAAGTGCGGTCAGTGTCGCTCGGAATGTAGAGTTTCCCCCGCGCCATCAATCCCACCCGCTCACTCGCTGTTGAGGCTGCTCAAATTTCACTTGGTCAACAATGTCAAAATCCTTAAACGCACCATAGCTATCGGCAGACGGTTGTGCAAAATGATGATCTACAACCTGCTTGAGGTATCCGCCGATTGGGCTTCCCTCGCTCAACTCATAAAACTCAATCCTCGCGTTCAAATTCAGGTTCATAGACGTGCGCACAGCAACGCTGAAGTCATCGTTTTCCAGCAGAATGAATTTGGCGTGGAACCGCGCAAGCCTGACGCTATCCTGCCCAAATTTATCTAGCAGGCTGCGATAGTATTTTCCTTGGCGGGCTGGAAAACTGCGGTCTACAAGCCAGCGCATTGTCAGAATATTTTTGTCGCCAAGCATGTCAAACGCTTGTTTGATTTCTGCGGAAGCTGCTGTCCATGTCCCGATATCAATTCGACACGGACCGATTTCCATCGCTATGTGGCGCAGAATATCAATCATGGAAAAGTCGCCCTTGGTCAGGCCAAAAATATCACATCCTTTAGTGATAGGTCCGATACAACGCGCCGCACTTTCGCCCCGCGTTCCGTGCCGAAACTCGCGCGTCACATTATCGCGTCTGACACTTTCGGCATTAACATCAGGTCGAGGTCCCATCGGCATCATGACTTTTCCTTTATGGTCGCAAGCGCCAAGGTAACATCTTCCTGCGCTAATTCAATATCATCCTGCACGGCAACGGCTCGTTTGACTGGCAACCAGCCTGCGACGTATCGCAGGCCTGCCTTTTCAAGAATGCGCGCCTTGCGGGGGCGGGTGAGGGTTATGCCGACCACTCCACATCACCGCAACGGATCAAGATGCTTGTGATGCGGTTGCCGTCCATATCGGTCATGTCATCGTCGCCGCTATCGTCTTCAAGCACATGCTGTGCGTTCAATTCCGCCTGTGCGTCGCTGTCATAGCTGCCGCTTGCGATTTGGCGAAAAACCTTGCCGTCTGCGGTTTCGTCCATCGTTCCAAATTGATAGGTCATTTTGTTTCTCCCGTGGGCCGCGACCATCGCGTCCCTTAGGGATACACTACCGTAACACGTTACGCATTGCAATATAATTCGTAACGCGGAACGAATTAATTGGTCCCCTTTTTGCGACGTGTCGTAGTTGTCACACCCTTGGCCGCGAATGCCAACATGCAGTCAGTAACGCGCTTGTCAGGGTCAATGCCAGCCATGCTGATTACGTCCCTACCGTTCCGCGAGTTTACCCACAGTGCAAGGGTGTTCAGCGCCCGGCCTTTGTGTTTATTAGGCTCTCTTGCGGCATGGCGAATTGCGTCATTGATCGCGGTTATCACTACGGCGGACCACATGGCCCTCGTGCGTGTTGCCTGGTCTGCGTTATCAGTCATCACCAACCCCCCGACAGAACGGCCTGCACACGCTCCATGTCCGGGTCAGGCTGTAGCAGCAGCCGGACGGCCTCGGACAGCGCGTCACGCTGCTCTGCGGCCTCAGACAGCGCGTCCCGCTCCGCTTCAAGCGCCGCATGGTCCTCGGCGTCAACGGTATTCGTCCGCAGCTCGTCCAACTCGTCCCAGACCCAATCCAGCGTGGGCCAGCGTTCTCGATGCGCGTCTGTGTTGTCGTAGTTCAGGCGGGCAATAGCGGCCAGGCTGTCGAATCCGTTGCGGGGCATTTGCATGTCACGTCTCCTGGTTAGGGTTGCAGATTAGTTGGGCTAGATAGGACGGCTTGAACCCGCCCCTGTCTGCATTTGCCACAATTTTTGACATGCTTACTGAGGGGGAACGACGCCATTGTTTCCAAACTTGGAACCAATCTTCAAGTGAATGGCGGCTCGTAATAGACATCTTTTGCAGGCGCAACGCGGTCCTAAGGGCGGCATCAGCAGAGCAGCCAGACTCCTTCCATATTTTGCGAGATATTTCCATCATTGCAGTGTCTCCTGGTTGCGTTTGGGTGATATTGCCACCTATTGCCTCGGTTGTAAAGGCATATCTGCACGC